TTAGTTTCCATTTCTAATTGCTTCTACTACGTCCGTAATGCTAGGATTTGCAAATTTCTTATTGTTAATTGTTATTGAAGGTGAATGTCTAATCTTTGTTTCAAACGTATTAGAAGGTTCAGCGTTTAGAATATATCTAGCTTTCTTTTCTCCGTTATCATCAAATTCTTCAATCATTGCCCTAGCTAACACATCACTTTGAGAAGTAATAGCTTTTTTAATTTGTTCTTGCGCTTCAATAGTGATAGTAGGGTTGATAGTGCTACCTTCATCATCTTTATCTTTGTTGATACCTTCATGACCTGTAATAACAAAGTGGAATTTGTATTCTTCTTGAAGTTTTCCTATTAATCTGTACATACTGACAATTCGTTCAGCAACTTCTCCCCAATCATTAAACGTTGGTTTTTTAGACTTATTTTTCATCACATCATTCAATGTCATATCTCTAAGTTTTTGAATAGTTTCAATAACTACAACATTGATTTCTTGTCCGTTTTCTCTCATCTCCTGTAAAATTTGAGGTAAAAAATTTACAACATAAACAAAGTGTTGATAGTTCTCGATTTCTACGTCTGATCCTTCGTCAGTAACCGTTGTTCCACCTTCGTTAATGTCAATGACGAAAGCGTCTTTATCTCTTGTAGCAAACGTGGTTTTTCCTGAGCCAATTTTTCCGTATACTGCAAATTTATAGAATTTCCTTTTATTTTTCTCAGCGATATTATTTATCTTTAGTTTTTTGAGTATGCTTACTTTTTCTTGTGGTTCTTGTTTTTCCTCAGTCATGTTCTACCTCCTCATACTCAATTGTTTCTGTCACTGTTTTCTTGATTGCTTTGTGCTTAGACATATCAATAACAGTTTTGTCTAGTCCGTCGAATTCTCTTGCGTCTCGCATATCAGTTGAATACTTCACTGTATCGTTCACTTCGGTTGGTCGGTTTGTAATAAATAGATTTTCATCTTTATGCTTGATTAGATAAGTTACAGTCTGCTTCATAGCGACCTCCTACCATCTCATGACTAAGTTAATTAGTCTGTCCTGTTCGTCTGTGTTCTCTTCAATCCATTCATCTATTGCTTGGTTGAATAAGTCTGATGCCATATCTAAGTCATTCTCATCTACGACATAAGCATGTTTAATTGGTACGTTGTTCATATCTTTAACTTGTATTGATATGCCCATATGACCTTTTAAAATGAATAGCTTAAAATCGAATCCGTTAACATGAATATTTTTGCGTATGATTTCGCCTATTTCGTAATACATCTTGACTTCCTCCGTTTTTCGTTTTATATTGAACATGAATTTTTTCTTAAGTGTTTTGTTTGATACTGTTACTTGTTGGCGCAAGTAGCAGTTTTTTTATTCTTCATAAAAGTATTCTTTATAAAATATGAATGTTGCGATACTTGCGAATCCCGCAATTGACCACGCTGTAGTGAAGTATAGAAACGGCATGAGTACAATCGCTAAGACTGTGAAGCATAATACTGCTAATAGATAGCTTTTATAAATGTTACTCATTTTCTTTTTTCAACGCCTCCATTATTCTCTCGTCTGACAAGCCGTGATAAGGGAATTTTTCTCTAGCTAATTGGACTGGTATTCTGCCTCGAATCGCAATGTAACCTTCGTCTTCAAGCTCTTTATTCAGTTCTCTTATTATTTGTCCTGCTTTGGATTTAGAAACAGATAAAATTACTGCAAGTTCTTTAGCTTGCAAACTATTTTTTATCATATCTATTCCTCCTTTTTATTTTTGTGTTGTGTATAATTTAGTTATCTCCTAGTGAAAGGAGGTGATAAGTATGGAATTTAATGATTTTCAAAATTTCTTTGGTGAACTTAGTAATCAAGCCGAAAAAGAATTCGGTGGTGACAGTGACTTTTTTAGAGATAGAATAAATAAGTTGAAAGAAGATGCTCCTGAAAACGTATCTTACGAAATTATTTATTCAATAGCTTTATACGAAAGCTTAAAAGCTCAACAAGATATGAAAATTTTGAATACAGTTAAATATCTTTTAGATCGTGACTAGCAATATCCAACAATGATTTGCTCTGAGCATTATTAATTTTTGGATAATCAAAATTTCTAAGTTTAAATCTTGTGTTTTTCTCAATCTTTACAACCTTCCACGTCACAACTGCCATTGTGATGAGGAGGGTTGTTTTGTATAGTGTGTTCATTGATAATTCCTCCTATTAAGATTTTTATTTTTCTCCTAAAAACTTATTAACAAAGTATTGTTGTCCTTTGCCTGTTACTTTTGGCGTCTTACTAATTGATGTGTGACCGTCCGAATGTGTGATTGATGTTTCTTTAATTTCGAATAACTCACGTTCCATTGAATACTGTGTAGGCATGTTATAATCCACACCCTTGCGTTTAATAAGGAATCCGTTTTGACGTAACCACTCAAACAATCTGCGTTGCCCGATGTTTATACCGTTTTGTTTAATGATCTTTGCTAACTCTCCAACTAAAATTGATGTCTTAGTAGTAGCTACTGCATCTGCAAATACAATTTTTGGTTTATCACGTTCAATCTTTGTTTCTAATTGATTGATTGTGTTGTTAGCAATTTTTAAAGCACGTTGCATAATCATTTCTGGGCTATTCCATGCTTTTTCAACTTGGATGAAGTATTGTCTTGCACGTTTGCCAGGTTCACTACGTTGAATCATTGCGATTTCTTTTGCAGTGTCTAGTGTGAGTGCGTGGTCAATATAGTGAGTCATATTGCCTTGAGCTGTTGCTCTTTTTTGAGCGATAGCTGTGTAATCTGTATTTTCTTCAAATCCGTATTTAAGCATTCTTGGAAACCAATCTTTATATGCTGTCTTAACTTCTAATGCTTGATGAAGTTCTCGACCGCTGATTGCGATTTCTCCATTTTCTTTTTCTTGAATATTGAACATTTCTCCGATGTTCGATTTTGTTTGTAATGCTTGCATAATATTTATGCTCCTTTCATGTATAATGTTGTTATCAAATATTTAAGGTGGTTATTCTTATGGAATTCATACAATCTACTTTGTTTTCAAACGTTGTAGCTTTTCTAGCTTTAGGTCTATCTGCATACTCAATTTTTTATACTCGTTCTCAAAATAAGTTCAGTTTTGTTATTAGCGATCTTAATTTCTACTATGAAAATAATTTTGTAGAATTAAATTTTGTCGTCGCTAATGACTCGTCTAGAACTCATACTTTAGAAGAATTAATATTTTTAGATAAAAACAAAAATGTTTTAACACCTATTAACGTAGTATTGGAATCTGATGAATATTCATCTCTCGGTATATATAATCCAAGTTATTTGCATGCTTCAATCGATAAACAATTAGATAAACCAGAAGTTATGATAGCTAATTCGTCATCAGAGTTTTTATATAAATTCGAATTAGAACCTGCGTTTATAAAGATTGTTTCTAATCAACGAATAAACAAACTTAAAAAGTATAAGTTAATCTCTACCGATTCTTACGAGCATAATTAATATCGCTAAATTCATGAAAAAGTGAATTGCTAGTAGTGTGTTGGTCAGCATCATTTTGTATCTTCCTTTCGTGATTTTTGAATAACTTTTATTCAAATTGTTACTTCATAATCTTTTGTTGAGTAATAATATTTTTAATAACCTCAACATCTTGGTCGTCGAGTTGTAGCTCGGCGGCTTTTTTACTAAATTGTCCGTCAATAATTCTGTTGATTTCGTGCCACTGTGCGGGTGTGAATTGCTTTCTAAATTCTAAAAATTGTTTGATTGTTTGTTCCATTTGTTGTTCCTCCTTAAGTTAAAACTTTCTTTTTGCGTAAGTCTTCGTTAAAAAAAATATCTCTTCCTTCTTGAGGTGTCAATTCTAACGCAAAATAAATACCATTTATTACCGGGTAGGATGGTTTTGTTCTCCCGTGTATCATGTTAGATAAAGTATCTCTATTGACACCAATTTCTTCAGAAAGGGTTTTGATGTTATGTTCTTTCAAAGCCATTTTAGATTTCAAAAGTTTAGTATCTATAGGCATTTCTTTTCACCACCTTTCGCATTACGTAAGTAATCTTATCATGATGTTACAAAAGAGGTCAAGCATTTTACGAAAGTTTTTTAGAAAAATATTGCAAATGCCGAAAGTTTTCCTTATAATAGAACTATCAAGTAAAAGGAGCTGTATTACGATGTGCTTTTCAAAAAGAATGAAACAATCAAGAGAAAAACAAGGTATGACTTTGGCCGAACTAGGAAGAAAAATTGGTAAAACTGAAGCTACTGTACAACGTTATGAAAGCGGAAATATCAAAAATCTAAAAAACGATACTATAGAAAGTATAGCTACTGCATTAAATGTTAATCCTGCGTATTTAATGGGGTGGGTTGAAGAAAACGATGATGAAGTACAACATCGTGCAGCTCATCTTGAAGGAGAATTGACAGATGACGAATGGCAAAGAGTTTTAGATTATGCAGATTATATAAGAAGCAAACGTAAGTAAAGGATGTATCAGATGGGATTATATGAAGAAACTTTAATACAACATGATTATATTGAAATAAGAGAGGCTGATGTGCTTCCAGATAATTTAGACGGGGTATGGTTAGGAGATTTAATTTTGATAAAGCGTGGTTTATCAGATAGAGAAAAGGCAGGGATTCTCTTTGAAGAATTAGCACATAATAAACTTACATACGGTGATATAGCCGATTACTCGAAATTCAACAATCGCAAGTTCGAAAATTACGCAAGACGACACGGCTTTATCTCAGCTGTTCCATTACGCGAAATTGTAGAAGCTTATAATTATGGCGTACGTAACTTGTATGAATTGTCTGAGTATCTACAATTAAGCGAAGAATACATATTAGAAGCAATAGAACAATATAAAAAGATATATGGTATTGGAACTCACTATGGCGAGTATTCGATCACATTTGAGCCGTTGAGAGTTTTTAAATTGCATCACATTGATTAATAACGCCTATATGGCGTGAGGAGGATGAGGGATGGAAGAGAATAAAACTTTAAAAGAATACTTGCGTAAATTTTTAGAAGGCTACAAATATGTAGTTGAAAACAGATACAATTATCAGTTTAGTAGCAATCCAGAAGCTTTCCCATTCATGAGAAAAGACGATTACAAGATTTCGATATTTTATCTAAATCAATCTTTTTTTGAAGAACCTTGCATCGTCGTTATCTCAAATGACAGTAAATTAAAAGAAATATATAATTTTCGTAATATTGATATCAAATATTTGTCTAAACACTTTACTTCATACATATATGATTCTAAAAAGTATGTAGAAGAACAATCCGGATTATTAGATTTTAATAATTACATTTATTACACATCTATTTACTACGGGAAATATATCGGGACCGTAATATTACAAAACAATTTAGATTTATTTTTTAATTATGGCAAAAGATTAGCTAACGATCATTACAATACATTGATATCGAAGTCGAAAGAAAGATTGATAAACAAAGCACATGATGAAATACAACCGTTCAACCACTTAGATTTAAATAGTATGAAAGAGATTGTTGATGATATAACTTTTTCTTATCAAATAGAACAAGGATTACAAGCTTATAAAAGGGAATTGTATTTGCCAGCTGCAGCAACCTTTGCTGTTGCTATAGAAACGTTTTTAATCAAATTAAAAAAAGTTAATAAAATCAAACATAAAGACACCGATTCAACTATGTACACAAAATTATTAGGAGAATTAACTAAAGAAGGTAAAGTAAATTATAGAACCAAAAAACGGGTAGAAATTGCGTATAGTATGAGAAACATAATCAACCATTCACAAGCTGGTGCAGTAGCCAAAGGTGATTGTGACTTTCTTTTAAACACACTAAAAGACATTGTTGATGAAAACGAAAAAATATTAAGAGAATATACCAAATCAATTAATAAGACGGAATAAATAGGTATCCTTGTATTCAGATTTGATTTTTAACATAATTTGTTCATAAATTTTTAATTTAAGTTCTTGTTCATCGTCATAAATATCAAATTCACTACTATAATTTTCAACTGATTCTTTTATATAAGCTATTTCTGCGTCAGTAAATTTTACACACATTTTATCACCTACTTTTTATTTTATTATATCACATTTAGTACCTAGTACTAAAATCACGGGTAGCCCGCCTACCCTTATTATTTTTTTGCCAATTTTGAGGAGGGAGAAGCAAAATGCCAGTATATAAGAATGATAATACAGGTAAATGGTATTTTTCCATTAGATATAAAGATGTATACGGTAATAACAAACGTAAGATGCAACGCGGTTTTTCAACTAAGCGTGAAGCTAAGAGAGCAGAGGCTATTTTTTTGAATGACGTAAACGAAGGATATAGCGATTCTAAAACATTTGATTATGTTTTTAATCACTATTTAGAAAATAGCGATTTGAGACCTAAAACAAAACGACGCAAACAAAATGAATATCATAAACACTTTAAAGCTAAGTTCGGGCACATAAAAATGAATAAGATAACACAAAATCAATGCCAAGAGTTTCGTAAATATCTAATAGAGAATGTAGCATCAACAAATTCTGCTCGTACAATTTGGTCAGGTTTTAAAGTTGTAATTAATTATGCCAAAAAATACTTTGGATTACGTACAGATCCAACAATATCAATTAAACCTATTCCGCGTGTAAAGCCAAAACCTAAGTTTATGATGCGTGAAGAATTTGAAGAAAGAATCAAAGACATTGAAGAGCAAGATTACAGAGAGTTATTTACATTAATGTTTTATACAGGTTTAAGGATTGGCGAAGCTATGGCTCTTGTTTGGACAGACTACAATAAATACAAAAAAGAGATATCCATAAATAAAACAATGGACATCTCTAATAGAACTATATATCCGAGACCAAAAACAGATAGTTCAGAGGATATTGTTCCTTTACCTAAATTCATCAATACAATGTTAACTGAACGACATCAACGTGAAAAAGAGTTAAACAAATATTTTGATGAACGTAGTTATTTTATTTTCGGAGGAATGGCTCCCAAACATTACAGTCATGTTCAAAAGAAATTTCAAAAAGCTTTCCCCCATTATAACATTCACGCGTTAAGACATTCTTATGCATCTTATCTTGCAAATAATGGTGTAGATATTTTCGTTTTACAGTCACTTATGAGACATGCTCAAATCACTGAAACGATGGGCACTTACAGCCATTTATACACTCAGAAAAAACACGATGCAATAGCCATTTTTGACAAGTAA